CCCAGGAGGCATTTATCTCATGCAGAACGGCCCGTGCCGATGAGACCGGGCACCAGGCCATGGCTGGGATCCACTCCGATCATGTTCTTCTGATTGTGGATGAGGCTTCTGCCTGTCCTGAGGTCCTTTTCCAGTCGGTTGGGTCCTCGATGACCTCACCCCACTCCACTTTGCTTCTGATCGGAAACCCGACCCAGCCTCAAGGGTATTTCTACCAGGCATTTCATAAACTGAGGGATGATTTCTGGAATCTGAAGGTTTCCTGCTTCGATGTTTCTCCAGAGAGGGTCAATACCCGGTATGCGGATGATATGGCCAAGACCTATGGAGAAACGTCCTCAGTCTACCGGGTCAGGGTCCTCGGAGAGTTTCCGAACTCGGATTCAGACTCCCTGATTGATCTGGCCCTGGTCGAATCGGCCCAGGTCCGGGAGGTCTCCCTTCATGAGTCTGAGCCTGTGGTGATGGGGGTGGACGTGGCGCGGTTTGGTGATGACTCCACGGCCATCTGCTTGAGGCAGGGAAATCACATCCTGGAACCGATCAAGACCTGGAGGAAACTGGACCTCATGGAGACTACCGGAAGGGTCATGGAGGTCTGGGAGGACTCCAGGGGGACTGAGAAGGAAATTGATTCCATTTATGTCGATTCCATAGGCCTCGGAAGTGCGGTGGTCGATAGACTCAGCGAGTTAGGTGCCCCTGTGATAGGGATCAATGTTTCTGAGTCTGCATCCATGGGATCCACCTGTTTCAACTTGAGATCCGAGTTGTGGTGGAGAGCGAGGGAGTGGTTGGAGACCAAGGAGGTGAAGATCCCAGAGGAGGATGAGAAACTGGCCTCAGAGTTGGTTCTCCCAAAATATTCCCACTCCTCCAATGGTCTGATCCGGGTTGAATCCAAGGAGGCCATGAAACGACGATCAGGGGCCTCTCCTGATGCAGCAGATGCGTTCTGCCTCACCTTTGCAGGGAATGCTGCCTATGGGCAGGGGAAGTGGGGAAGGAGGGCCGAGGGTGCCCTCCAGAGGTCTATTGGGGGGATTGTTTAGCAATTCCTGAAGTATTCAGGATGTGAAGCATTGCCAACTGGGTCACTTTCCTAATCGGCAGTCTCTTATTTTCCCAGGATGCCACAGTGTGTTCCTTGACTTCCAAGAGCTCTGCCAAATCTTTCTGGGTCATCCCCAAAACCTTCCTTGCGGATTTCATCTGATATGCCTCCATGGCCCTCCTTTAGTTAGGGTTCCGCCTCTATCATGATTTTTCTGATGCCTTGCAAATACTCAAGGCACAGGTTCCACCTCCTATAATATAGGCATTTTGGGGGTTGAATAAAGGATTTTCCTGCTTTGAAATCTCTGCCATGCAACCAGAAGAAATCCAGGCAGCAGCAGAATCCCTTCAGGACCAACCTGTGGAGCTATCTGCTCCTGGTCCCACACCCATGACCCTTGAGGAACTCCAGGGGGTTGTGGTCCCTTTGATTCAGAATGCAGCCGATTATATTGATGAAACGGAATCCCCGGTAAGGGCCGAGGCAACCAAGTATTTCCGGGGGGAACCCTTTGGAGATGAGGAGCCTGGTCGTTCTCAGGTCGTAACCCAGGACGTGAGGGACTCGATTCAGTTGATGATCCCGACTTTGATGAGGACTTTCTTTGGATCAGAGAAGGCTCTTGAGTTTGTTCCGACAGGCCCGGAGGACGTGAGGCTGGCAGAACAACTGACCGAGTATGTGATCCACATCCTTAAAGAAAACGATTGTTTCACCCAGTTCCAGTTTGCTTTCCAGGATGCCCTGCTCAAGAGATGCGGAATCATCAAGGTCGATTGGAAGGAACTGGAGGATGTCAAAACCTACTCCTACACAGGCCTCGGAGATGAAGAACTCCAGGTTCTGCTCATGGATAACAATGCCGAGGATGTAGAGGTTCAATCCTACCCGGATCCTGACTTTATTCCAGGACCCCCTCCACCTCCGCAGATTATGCCCGATGGTAGTGTTGTGCAGATGGATGCGCCTCCTCCGCCCATGTTGCATAACGCTACTGTCACCAGGCGAACGATAGATGGCAGGGTTCACATTAATGCCCTTCCTCCAGAGGAATTCCTGATTGATAGGACTGCCAGATCCCTTGAGGATGCCAACATTGTGGCGCATCGAAGATACCTGACTGTTTCAGAACTCGCTCAGATGGGATACGACCCGGAAGAGATGGAGGAGTATGCAGGGCAGTCTGATGAACTGGCATACAATACCGAATCCTATGAGAGGAACCCCTCAGGCTTCTTGTATTACGACCAGAGGACTGATGATGCCATGCGGAAGGTCTTGTATATCGAGGCCTATGTCAAAGTCGATACCGAGGGAACTGGCATTGCCCACTTGAGGCGAATCTGCACTGTCGGCACGGCATACAACATCGTCATGAATGAGCCTGTGGCAGAGCAACCCTTCTGCCTCTTTACCCCCTACCCTGAGGCCCATCGATGGAGAGGTCAGTCGGTATTTGATCTGACCAGGGACGTGCAGAACATCAAGTCCCATGTGCTTCGCAATCAATTAGACAGCCTCAGCCTCTCAATTTTTCCCAGATTGGCCGTGGTAGACGGACAGGTCAACATCGATGATGCCCTGTCCACAGAAATGGGAAGTATAATCCGCCAGAGGTCACCTGGGGCCGTGCAACAATTGACACTCCCCTACACGGGCAGGGATGCCAGTCAAATCTTGACCTACATGGACGAAATCAAGGAAAGCAGAACCGGGATGAATCGAGCCTCCGCAGGTCTGAATCCAGAGCATATGCAGAGTACCACGGCAGTCGCTATCTCAGCCCAGATCAATGCTGCCCAAATGCAACTGGATTTGGTAAGCAGGAACTTCGCTGAGACCATGAAAAAGATTTTCCACCGGGTTCAGAGGTTGATAATGATGCACCAGGACAGACCCCGGATGGTCAGACTCTCAGGAGACTTTGTGCAGATGGATCCGAGGACCTGGAACTCTCACTTCGATGTTGAGGTGAATGTTGCCTTAGGTGCAGGATCCGATCAGGAACGGGTGGCAACCCTTCAGATGTTTGGTGCTAAGCAGGAGGAGATCCTGAAGACTCAAGGCCCCAACAATCCAATTGTCGGACTTCCTCAATACATGAACACCCTCAGGAAGATTGTGGAACTTTCTGGGTTCAAGGATGTTCAAAATTATGTGGGCAATCCTAATTTTAATCCTGAACTGGAGCAGGCTGAAGAGGAGCCCACACCAGAACAGGTCTTGGCCCAGGTCCAGGCCCAGCAGATTCAGGCCCAGATGCAGATCGAGGCAGCCCGACTTCAGCAGGAACGTGAGGAGATGCTCCTCAAGGATGATCGAGATCGGGACAAGATGGAGGCAGAGATGCAATTGAAGGTTGCAGAACTGGAATCCAGATATAACACAAGCATTGACGTTGCAGCCATCAAGGCTGCCATTGAAAGAGAAAGGATGAGGAAGACTGATGCCTAGCAAAAAACAAAAAACACAGGATGAAATCATTGCCACAGGAAAGGCAGCAGGAGAACTCCCCCAGGTGATTCATGATGCCATGGATCAAATCAAGGAGGACCTGAATGGCAAGTGGCTGAACAGTAAGGATTCTGATGTCCAACATCGGGAGCAGTTATGGTCGCAGTTGAAAGCGATTGACATGATTGAAAACGAAATCAGGACCATGGTGCAGGACGGCATCAAGGCCAAAAAGGATAAAGATAAGAACAAATGAGTGACACCATACCTTTAGAAGGCAACCCGACTCAGGGACCTTCAGGAAACAATATAGCAGCCTTTGAGGCTTTACTGGCAGGGACTCCTCCACCAGAGGAACAACCCATCCAGGAAGAACCACAAGGCCAGGAGCCCGAAGCCCTTGAGGCAGAGGACTCCGGGGAAATCGAAGAGGAGTATCAGGCCGAGGCCCTAGAGGAACCAGAACCCCAGGCAGAGACTTTCAATATCAAAGTCAACGGCCAGGAGGTTCCAGTCACCCTCGATGAGTTGAAGGCCGGATATTCCAGACAGTCCGATTATACCCAAAAAACGATGCAGATAGCCGAAGAGAGAAAGGCATTGGAGGCAGATCGTCAGAACCTCCAGGCTTTAATCAACGACTATCAGAATGCTTTGCAGTCCCCCATGCCTGCCATGGAGCCACCTGTGAGGCCTGATGCGAAACTTTGGGATGAAGATCCCATTGAGGCAATGAGGCAGACAGAACTCTATCGGCAGAAAATGGAGGATTTCCAGGCAGAGAGTGCCAAACATCAGCATCTTCAGCAGCAGGCTATGGCCCAAAAGCAGAAGCAGATGCAGGAAGCACTCAACCAGCAGCAGGTTGCTCTAAAAGAGAGGATCCCAGAATGGCAGAACGAGGAAACTGCGACTAGGGAAAAGCAGGAGATTCGTCGGTTTGGTTTGTCCATGGGTTTCACGGAAAACGAACTCGCTCAGATTTATGATTCAAGGGCAGTTCAGGTTCTCCGGGATGCAATGAGATACAACCAACTTCAGACCAAAAGGGGGAAGGTGAAACAGGCACCCCAAGGCAAGTCCTTGGCACCTGGAACACCAACTCCGGGGGAACCCCAGCAACTGCGGAAAGGCAAAGCAATGAAACGATTGGCTCAGACTGGGCACATCAAAGATGCCCAAGCTGTATTTGAACAAATCTTAGGAACGTAAAGGAGGCCGAAATGGCAGCTATTACAAACACTTTTATCACATCGGATGCGGTTGGAAATCGTGAAGATTTGCAAAATGCGATCTACTCGATTGCCCCATTTGATACACCTTTTATGAGTGCCATTGGACGTGAAAACGTCGAGGGAGTCACTCATGAATGGCAAACTGATAGCCTCGCAGCAGCAGCATCAAATGCCCACAATGAGGGTTTTGATGTCAGTAGCTTCACGGCAGTCAGTCCAACGACACGAGAATCCAACATCTGCCAGATCAGCATGAAGGATGTGATCGTGTCAGAGACCCAGAACGTGGTCAACAAGGCAGGACGAACCTCTGAGGTGGCCTACCAGGTTGCGAAGAACTCCAAGGAACTGAAAAGGGACATGGAATTCATCGTCACCCAGAACCAGACTCCTGTTCTCACAGGTGCCCGGAAGATGAAGGCCCTGGAAGGTTGGCTTAGAACCAACACCTCCAGAGGAACTGGAACCACTACCGGAACGGATCCGAGTACGGCAACCACTGCAACCGCAGGGGATGCTGGTGCATCTGATCTGAGAACCTTCACTGAGACCATCCTCAAGGATGTGATCCAGAAGGTTTATTCTTCAGGCGGAGATCCATCAGTCCTGATGGTCGGCCCTGTCAACAAGCAGAGAGTTTCTGGATTCACCGGAAGATCCTCTGCCCGTGAGATTGTCCAGGTTGGAAACATTCAGGGAGCAGCCTCCTTGTATGCCTCCGATTTCGGTGATCTTTCCGTAATCCCCAACCGATTCAGCCGGGAGCGTTCTGCTTTCGTTCTTGATCCTGAATTTGCAGCCATTGGTTTCCTCAGAGATTTCTCTCTGGTGGAACT